CCAGTGTGTCAGCCAGCTGCCGGAGAACCGGAACTAAGTCCAGAATGGTTTTTGATTCTTTCTGCATGGGTTACGCTCCTTTCTGGTTCTTTGTCGGGACGGGGGTCTGTTTGGATGGATTCAGCAGTAAGCCGATGTGATCCGCACAGTGCAACTTTCCGTCCAGCCCCAAGTATAGCGGCACGCCGCTGATGCTGCAATTTACGCAGCAGGGGTGGGGTTCGTGCTGATTCATATGCATGCCTCCAAAAATAAAAAAAGTGGATGGTACGGTATTGCACCGCACAGCGAAGCTGCTGGTCACTCTGACCCATCCCATGCAGCGGTGATTCGCTCACCGCAAAGCGTGTTAGTATAAAGCCAGCTTTACACTTCAAAGTGGATTTTAGCGGCATCTACAAGTGCGAGATATTCTCTTGCAAATTTGTTGTCTCCATGTGTTTCTTTTACCTTGTTCTCGAATTCTTCCAATGTACCACCAAAACATCCACAAGATACAGCAATATCCCCGTTTTTTGTTCTAAACATTGTTGTGCTGCGATTGCGAGAACCAAATCCTTTTAAGCAGATATAGTCAGCATCGCCAGACACCTGAGCATCGCCAGACACCTGAGCATCGCCAGACACCTGAGCATCGCCAAATACCCAAGCATCGCCAAATACCCAAGCATCGTCAGACACCCAAGCATTACCATACACCCGAGCATCGTCATATACCCGAGCATCGTCAGACACCTGAGCATCGTCATATACCCAAGCATTACCATACACCCGAGCATCGTCATATACCCGAGCATCGTCATACACCCGAGCATTGCCAGACACCTGAGCATCGCCATATACCCAAGCATTGCCAAATACCCGAGCATCGTCATACACCCGAGCATTGCCAGACACCCAAGCATTGCCAAATACCCAAGCAGTGTCAACCTGTGACAGGTTTTCTTCTTTTTCTACGTATCCGCCAAGTTTTCCAGCCTTAACAGCTCCGAAGTTAATCAAAGATTTTATCCGGTACAGCTTTACTCCGTTCACATCAATGCTTTCGGTCGTCAATTCAAATTTTTTCATTTTCAAATGTTCCATTCAAAAATATTTTTTTACCCTTACGGGCAGTGGGTCGGGGTACGCTCCCGACGGGCGTTGTTAGTATCAGGCAAAGAATGAGGTATTGCCAATGACTGCGATGCTGCCACATCGTCCCCGTGTTACCAATAGGTTAAGACAATTTTTATTTCCTTTTATTCGTCCGTATAGTCTGTTAGCACATCTTTTGTTTTTTTGGTTAGTAGATATATACACCCAGAATTTCTGCTGCATGATAGATAATTTCTTCAAAATTATTCGAATCCGCATTTTCCCATTCTGTTTCCAACCCAGCTCGCTTACATAGTTCCTTGCATGCAATCTCGTCCCAATAGTCGTACTGGTTGATTTCTGCAGCCAGCATTTTATTTGTCCATTCATCAAACATTTTATTTCCTTCTACTCACCGTAATATCCAACATTTTCGAGTTCGCTTTCACGAACAATCTTAAGCTCACCGTCATCAAGTTCCACTACCCAAAATATTTCATCAATGACATAAGTAAGGCTAAGTCTACCGATCAATATCACATTACCATATCTTTCGGTAGTAGCATAATCGCCATTTTCAGGTTCATCTGCTCTGCTATAAAAACTACTCATGTATTACCTCTTTCTCCCCGTATAGCCGATAGAACAGCAACTTTTTAAAACTTTACCGTCTTACTAACGTCATAAGATCTATTCCATAAGGATCTGATGTAAGTTCTGATTTCCCGATTGTCCCAGTCAATCAGCACTTGCATATATGAGTACTTCTAATATTTCAATACCACTTTTCATTTTTGTTCCTTTCCCCCGTATCGCCGATAGGTCAGCGGATTGGTTATTGGCTTTTCTCATCCTTTGCAAATTCCTTCTTTGTTGTGAAGAAACAGCCGTTCGGCATCTGACAGATTCCTTTTGGACACGCAGTATTTTTCTGTGGGTCGCACAGGTATAGGGGCTTTTTTGTTTCCTCGCTCAGGCAGAATCCAGAACAGCGGATGCCTTCATCTGTTATCTGCATCGTTTTCTTTCCTGTATGCTCGCAAACAATGCCGCCTTGCTGCGTGATAACAGCATTTGATGTCCGGATAACCCTTGTATGTTTGGAACGGTTTGCATATTTACAGGTTTCGCAGTCGTTCATTCTGTCTGCCCCCATTCAAAAATTTCTCCCGTGGGCTTTCGGTTGTTCCACATTAACTTTCCATTGTGTATCAAAAACCAGATGTGTTCCTCCAGTGTCAAGCCCAGCAATCCAAACAGTGCCTTGCCGCAATCTCCAGCCTGCTGCAAATCACGAAATACATTCAGCTTTGTGGGACGCTCCCCAGAGGCATAAGTCAGATGCTGTTCCTCGCAAGCACGCAAAAAATCATCTATGTTGGTGCGGTTGACCTGAACCCATACCGCTCCGGCAATAAACTGCTCCCAGTCAAACGGTTTTTCCAGCAGCCGTTCCAGAGCCAGCTTTGCACCAAAGGCGAAATCAAAGGGGTCGTCTTGACTGCACGTTGCAACGCCCGTATGTACTTTTTCCGTATTCACGTATTGTGTTGCGGTGACGGTATTTCCTTTTCGCAGAATGACAATCTTTGTTTCCTCGTTGTAGGGGGTCAGCAACCTTGCAAACAAAGAACCGCATTCAAACTGGTTCACGAACGGTTGCTTTCCTGAAATCGTTTCGTAGCGGCACAACCCGTTTTTCTTTTCTGTGATTTTAATCACGTTTCCGTCTTCTTCGGTGCCATGTACCTTGTACTGTTTTCCAATTTCAATTTTCATTCTGTTTACTCCTTTTGTCAGCTGTATACTTCCGCATTTTCAATTTTTATTCTGTCAATCCATCCATAAATGCCGCCATGACTGCCCTTGCCACGGCATCCGCTGTTTCATCAAATTGAATCAAACACCGCTTGAACAATTCAGTCTTAAAAGATGCCATTGTGCGATCATCCATTGCACCTTTTTCCCGCAGTTCCAAAAGTTGCTCGTTTGTAAGCATTGACCATAACAGTTCTAATGTTTCATCGCTCATTTTCAAGTACTCCTTTTCGTATCTAATTATATTTGCTTCATTCTTGCTCCACAGTCTGGGCAATACTTCCACCGCCGATATTCTTTCGGGAAACCACGTCTGCATTTTGAGCAGCAAACTCCGCCGTTGGGAATGCTTTCAATAAAACCATGTTCAAGCCGTTTAAGGTCACAAGATTCCCAACACGC